GTGAATTTTCAACCCTTACCGCTACTGCCGTCAAGCTGACTTCTGTTGAACTCAAAGGCTTTTTGGCTGCTTGTCTTGTTGTTGTTTCAAGAAAGCTCATCAACAACAGCCAATTCGACATTGTTTCATTCGTTGTCAACAGAATGGCTCTGAAAATTGCCGTTTTCATTGAAAATTATCTTATCAATGGCGGTACATCTGCAACTCTCGGCGGTACTTATTCAGGCTTGAAACAGTCCGTTACTCAGGCTAAATCAATTACAGCGGGCAGCTCTATTACTTCCGATTATCTCATTGACGTACAGGACACCATCCCTGATGTTTACCAAGCTAATGCCTGCTGGATCATGCACCCCTCTACACGCACCATTATCCGCAAGCTCAAGGACGGTCAAGGCAATTATCTGCTTATCAAGGACTTCAATTCTCCAACAGGCTATACACTTCTTGGAAAACCTGTCTATGTTTCCGATAATATGACAGGCTTTGCAAGTGCCACAGCAGGTAAGGATTTCCTCTATTACGGCGATATGAGCGGTCTTGCTGTGAAGATTTCCGAAGATGCCAATATCCAAGTTCTTAACGAAATGTACGCTACTCAGCACGCTACAGGCTTTGTTCTCTGGATTGAAATTGATAATACTGTTGAGAACACTCAGAAAATCGTCAAAGGTTCTGTTGTCGCAGCCGGTTAAGTGAGGAATGAGGAGTGAGGAATGTGGAGTTTTTCTCTCCAAAACTTTGTTTTAGAAAAAGAGTTGATGTAAGATGACTGTTTCTGAAATTACTATCGATTTTGTAAAGGATTGGCTGGGCATTTCTGACGGTGATGAAACTGCCCTCAATGCCTGTCTGACAGCCGCTAAAAAAAATGCCATGAATTATTCAGGGCTTACTGCCGCTGAGCTTGATGAACATGAGGATATTACATTCGCTGTCCTCGGTATCGTCAACGATCTTTACACAAGCAATCGTCCCGATACTGCTCAAGCTGCTATGAATACCATGTCGGCTAAAATCCTCAATATGTATTCCAAAAACCTTTTGTGAGGTGACGGCATGAAAAGAGTTTTATTCAACAAATCCCTTACTCTCGTTAAAGTCGTTGAGGGCTACGGCTATTCGGGCGGAATGTCTGAAACAACGCTGAATGTAAAAGGCGATATTTCCCTGCCGTCACTTTCGCTGAAAACGTCCGTTGAGGGTGTCGGAAGAAAAATTGACCTCACTGCTCAAGTCTGGAAGCGTGACTTCGACAAAGACCAATTCACCCACCTTGACTATGACGGTACTCGTTACCGCATTGACAACATCTCTACCGGCTTGAATGATTTGATTGTCAAACTTTCGCTTGAAAGAGGGTGACAGTATGGCAGATGAAACTTTTTCTATGGATTTGCCCGATATTCAGGAATTTATCAAAACTCTTGACTTGATGGACGAAAACATTAACAAGGCTGTCCGTGACGGACTGCACAAAGGGGCTGACATTATTCTTGCCGAACAGAGACGGCTTGCACCTCATAACTTATCCCACTACATCTCAAAAGGAAACATTTATACCACTAAAAACGGTACTCTTGGTATTGCTATCGGATATATGTCTGATACTTTCAAAGAAGATGAAAACGGATTTAATGCAGGTGTTGTAGGCATGACTTATGAATTTGGCAGACCGGGACAATCCACTCAGCGTTCAGACGAAGAAATGGAACAGAAACGAAAACGTATTCCAAATAAAAAATCTGCCAAAAGGAAAAATTGGAAAAAAGCCGTTCCGACAAGAGTTAAAATCAAAAAAGGCACTATCCAAGCTGAACCACATATTAGACGTGGCTTTGACAATGTCGTTGAACAAGCTGCTCAAGCTGTTATTGACAGCATCTCCGCTGAACTTGATAAATTTGGTGATTAAAAAATGAATATCTATGAAAAAATTGACGGCATTCTGGCTACGCTGGAACTGCCGTTTTATTATCTCATGCCTGAGTTTGCGAGAGAACCGCCACAACTTTTCATTACTTACAACTTCTACAACAAGCCCTCTTTTTTCGGTGACGGTGACGAAATTGCATCTCGCTTCTTCGTCACTTTCGGCATTTTCGGCAAAGACAACTCGCAAGTAAACAACTTGTATGAAACTCTCAAAACTTTACTCAAAAACGGCGGTTTTACTCGCTCGGGAACTCTCTACACTTCCGACAACGATTTCCCGAAGTATTTTCGTATTTCCGCTGATTTTAACATTGATTTATGAAAGGAAGATTTTTTATGCCCGATACATCAGGAAAAACAAATGTAAACGTACAAGAAGTTAAATTTATACCCATCACTGACGAAGATGCAGGTACTTATGATACTACAAATGCAGTAGATCTCACCGGCAGAGCAAGAAGTGTTACATATACTCCGACCGTCAAAAAAACCCCTCTCTACGGTGACGGCGTAATTCAGGAAGAAGTCATTGATGCCGAAACAGGCGATTTTGCACTTAATGTCAACTACCTTACAGATGACGACAGAACGGCTTTTTTCGGTGAAACGCAGTCGAACGGCTCTAATGTTGTGACGGGTGATGAACAGCCTCCGGCTGGCGTTGTTATCTTCAAAACGCTCTGTAAAAAGGACGGCAGTGTTATCAATCTTTACAAATTCTTTGCCGTCACTTTTGAGCCTGCCGAAGAAACCGTTACTCAAATCGAGGACGGCGTGACATACTCCACCGTGCAAATCAAGGGCAAATACCGCAAAAACAAGCATAATAAAGCCGTTTATGCAACGAGGAGGCACGTTGTACCGACTGCAACGGGTGCAAGCACGATCATTGAAAGTTGGTACACAACACCCGAATATGTAGGTCCGACAGGCTGATTATGTTAAGAGATTTAGTTAAACAGTACAATATTTTACACTTGGGCAACAGGGAATATCATATCAGATTTTCTCTGAATGTCCTTTTGTGTTTGGAGATGACTTACAAGCCGTTATCCGAAATATTAAAGACAGATTGGCAGAATTGGAGTATTGAAGATATTTTGCAATTATGCCATGCCGGTATGTGCGACAGGTCATGCAACAAAAAAGCCGTTAATGCAAGAAATTTTCAAGCCGTCAAGCCTACTCTTGCCGAACTCGGGGCATTGATTGACGTTTCACAGCTTGAAAGACTGAAATTTGAGCTTATCACGGCAATATCCGACAGTATGCCGAATGTGCAGACAACTCAAAAACAACCCGAAAATCCCCTTGCTGAACTTCAGCTTCGGGCTTTTTACTGCGACATTATGGGGCGTTCCGAAAAAGAACTTTTCAACAGCACTTACAAGGAAATCTCAGACCGCACTGACAATTATCTTATCGCAAAAGGCTTGAAAAAGCCGCCGCAAATTATTCAACTTGATGATTGAGAGGTGATACTATGGCTGAAAAAGGCTTGACCGTCAGGCTTAAAACCGATAACTCCGGCTTTAAAAAGGGCATGGACGAAGTCATTCAGAAACTCAATGACTATAATAAAGCCCTTATTGATAACCAATACAAACAGCGTGATTGCAATAAAGTTATCAATGAAGCGAAGAAGAAAATCAAGGAACTTAACGAAACTCAAAAAGAAAAAGGCAAGCTTGATGAGAACGAGGAAAAACAGCTTAAAGAACTTACAAACACTATTGAACAAGAGAAGGTTAAGCTATCTCAGCTCCGTACTGAACAAGCAAGTCTGAGGAATGTCATTTCCGAAACTACCCGTTCACTTACCGATAACAATGAAAAATGGACTGTCCTCAAAGGTACTCTTGCCAATCTTGCAAGCGATACCATCAAAAAACTTGCTTCCTCTCTCGCTAATATCGCTCGTGACGTTGTGCAGACAGGTGAACAATTCTCCGCTTCAATGTCTGAAGTCGGGGCAATCAGCGGTGCGACTGCCGAGGAATTAGCCGAACTGGAAGCCGCTGCACGTCTTTACGGTGCAACAACAAAATTCAGTGCTACTGAAGCCGCTGATGCCTTGAAATATATGGCATTGGCAGGCTGGGACTCTCAACAGGCAATATCAGGTCTTCCTGCTGTATTGGATTTGGCAGCCGCTTCCGGTATGGACTTGGGACGTGCGTCCGACATCGTTACCGATTATGTTACAGCATTCGGTCTCGAAGTCGAAGATGCAAGTCGTTTTGTGGATATCATGGCTTATGCCATGAGCCATTCCAACACCACCACAGAG